TAAACAATTTTATATCGTTAAACTACATTTTAAGATTAGGTGTTCATGTAAGATACGGAAAACTAGTTATGACAGTCGGTGACGGCTTACAGAAGATTAGTTTTACAGATGAGTATCAATATTCAGACTTAGGAACAACTTCTGAGGGTGGCAAAATTATGAGTAACTTTCAGTTTGATGTAGAACTAAGAGACAATGATACGGACAGTGGCGTAGAAACAATTGTATTGTACTATAAAAATCCTTTGACAACAGGACAAACAGGCAATATATCTTTTGATGTTTCCTACGGTGTATAATTTTGCGCTTTTGAACGCTTTTTCTATTGCGTTCTTGAACACTTTCTGTTACAATAAAAACTAATTAAATGCACATGAAGAAAAGGTATCTTCATTTGTTCTGTAATATGGGTGGGTAAAACCAATCCTGATAAATACCCTTATACAAATAATTAAGGAATAGAGGCAAGAAAAAAAGATGACAAAAGAGATTTACATCACGAAGCGTTCCGGCTCCAAGGAAATACTAAATTTAGATAAGATGCACTTTGTAGTCGATGAGGCTTGTAACGGTCTTTCTGGTGTAAGTGCATCTCAAATAGAGATGAATGCTGATTTACAATTTTATGACGGCATGACAACAGATGAAATTCAAAATATATTAGTAAAGAGTGCTAATGATCTTATATCATTAGAAGCACCTAACTATCAATATGCAGCAGCAAGATTGTTACTGTATACTTTACATAAAAAAGTTTATGGTAGATACGAACATCAGTCGTTAACAGAAATTATCGATATGAATATTAAGCGTGGCGTATACGATTCTAATATTAAAGAAAAATATACAGACACTGAACTAAAAAAATTAAACACATATATCAAACATGATCGTAACGAAGAATTTACATACGCTGGATTACGTCAAGTTGTAGATAAGTACTTGTGTCAGGATAGAAGTAACGGCGACATTTTTGAAACGCCACAGCATATGTATATGATGATTGCTGCAACACTATTTGCTGAATATCCTAAGGAGACACGTTTATCATACGTGAAAAAATATTATGACGCGACTTCACTTTTTAAAATCAACATACCAACCCCTGTCATGGCAGGAGTGCGTACTCCTATTCGTCAGTTTGCCAGTTGTGTTCTTGTTGATGTGGATGATACTCTTCCTAGTATCTTTAGCTCTAATAGCGCGATCGGTTACTACATTGCTCAAAGGGCAGGAATTGGGATTAACTCAGGAAGAACAAGAGCAATCAATTCAAAAATACGAGGTGGAGAAGTAGCCCATACAGGCGTTGTCCCATTCTTAAAAGTTTACGAAAGCACAGTAAGAAGTTGTACACAAAATGGTGTACGTGGTGGTAGTGCAACTACACACTTTCCTATTTGGCATTATGAGATTGAAGATATTCTTGTACTTAAAAATAACAAAGGTACTGAAGACAATCGTGTACGTAAATTAGATTATTCAATTCAAATCAATAAAGTATTTTACGAAAGGCTGTTGGCTGATAAAGACATAACTCTTTTCTCGCCACACGATGTCCCAGAAGTGTATGATGCATTTTACTCAGGTGACAACGATAAGTTTCAAGAAGTATATGAAGCAGCAGAAAGAAAAACATCTCTTAGAAAGAAGAAAATTAAGGCAAGAGATCTTTTTGGTGACTTATTAAAAGAACGTGCTGAAACAGGACGTATCTATATTATGAATGTTGATCATTGTAACTCACACAGTTCATTTAAAGATCCGATCTTTATGAGTAACTTGTGTCAAGAAATTACACTACCAACTAAGCCTATTCAACACATTGATGATGAAGAAGGCGAAATTGCTCTTTGTATTCTTTCTGCTATTAACGTAGGTTTAATTAACAAACTAGAAGAATTAGAAAACTTATGTGATCTTGCAGTAAGAGCATTAGAAGAAATTATTGACTATCAAGGTTATCCTGTTAAGGCTGCTGAACTAAGCACTAAATCAAGACGTTCGCTTGGTATTGGTTACATTGGCCTTGCACACTATCTTGCAAAGCATAAAGTTAAGTATGATAATCCAGAGGCATGGAAACTAGTACACGAACTTTCAGAAGCATTCCAATACTATCTACTTGTTGCAAGTAACGAACTTGCTCAAGAACGCGGTGCGTGTGAAGGCTTCAGTCGTACTAAATATGCAGACGGCATCTTACCCATTGACACATATAAGAAAGATGTCGATAATGTTATTAAGGCGAAGTTACAGTATGATTGGAAAACTTTACGAAACGATATTAAGAAGCACGGACTACGGCACAGCACTTTGTCCGCACAGATGCCATCAGAAAGCAGTTCCGTTGTGTCAAACGCAACCAACGGTATTGAACCACCAAGAGCTTTCTTGTCCATTAAGAAGTCAAAGAAAGGGCCTCTTAAACAAGTTGTTCCGCAGTTTGGTCAACTAAAGAATTTTTATACATTGCTTTGGGATATGCCCAGCAATGAAGGTTATATAAATATTGTCGCTGCTATGCAGAAGTTTTACGATCAAGCAATTAGCGGTAACTGGAGTTATAACCCAACACACTTTGAAAACAACGAAGTACCGTTAAGTGTTATGATGAAAGATATGTTAACAACCTACAAGATGGGTTGGAAGACTAGTTACTATCAAAACACTTATGACTTTAAGGGTGATGATGAGAATGTTCAACCTGCTGGTTTGGAAGAAACTACAGTTGACAATCAAATTAATGGTGCTACAATGAACGGCACTATAAATGGCCATAATGGAGTTAATGGACATGTGAATGGTAAAGAAACTATCACTGTGGATATTGATGACGGCGAAGAATGCGAAGCATGTAATATATAATAGAACGTATGACGAAAAAGAGAGAGAGACAGACATTGGCTAAAACAGTATTCAACAAAAAGAAAGTAGACTTTACTAAAGAATTTATGTTCTTTGGAGAAGACGGTAACACACAACGTTATGACGTATTTCGTTATCCAGAGTATGACAAACTTAATCAAACTATGTTAGGTTACTTTTGGAGACCTGAAGAAGTTTCTTTACAGAAAGACAGAGCAGACTATCAAGACTTTCGTGAAGAAGAAAAACATATTTTTACAAGTAACTTAAAATATCAAACACTATTAGATAGTGTACAGGGACGTGGACCTTGTCTTGCTTTCCTACCATACTGTTCTAATCCTGAATTAGAAAGTTGTATTGTGGCTTGGGACTTTCAAGAAACAATTCACAGTCGTTCATATACACACATTGTAAAAAATGTTTATGCAAATCCTAGCGAAGTATTTGATACTATCTTAGAAGACAAAGAAATTCTTGCTAGAGCAGAAAGTGTTACTAAAGAATACGACAAGTTTAATGAGATTGCAGACAATTGGTTCCATCATAAGAAAGGCGATATGTATGAAGTCAAGAAGCAATTATACAAAGCAATGATGACTGTAAACATTTTAGAAGGTTTACGTTTCTATGTATCATTTGCATGTACGTTTGCATTTGGCGAGCTAAAGAAGATGGAAGGATCTGCAAAGATTATTTCGTTGATTGCACGTGATGAAGCAACACATTTGAATTTATCTACACACATTTTAAAGCATTGGATGAAAGGTGATGATGATCCAGATTTTGTTAAGATTGCTAAAGAGTGTGAAGAAGAAGTTTATGAAATGTGGCGTGAGTGTGTTGAAGAAGAAAAGCGTTGGGCAGATTATCTTTTTGCAAAAGGATCAATTGTAGGACTTAATGCAAATCTACTACATTCATATGTAGAGTTTATTGCTAATAAGAGATTAAAAGCACTAGGACTTAAAACAATCTACGATCGTCCATTAAACACTAATCCTTTACCGTGGACACAGCACTGGCTATCTAGCTCAGGCTTGCAAGTTGCTCCACAAGAAACAGAAGTAGAAAGTTATATCGTTGGGGGTGTTAAACAAGATGTTGAGAAAGATACCTTCAAAGGTTTCGAACTTTAGATAAGTATTAGTATGTTCAAAGCTCAATTTAAAAAACATTCACCATACGAATCTTGGGTAACAATTGGATCATACGGTTCAGAAGCACAGGCTATTTCTGCTGCTTTAGGAAAGAAAAGACAAAATGTTATTATGGTAAGAGTTACTGATAAAAAAGGATCAGTAATTTATTCTGGTTAACGTATGAGATATTTTTTACTACAGTTGATAGATTGGAAAATTGCACTTCTGCAGAAATTCAGATTGTTTGTATCAGGCGAATCTAAATACATATATACAGATAAGCAACAACAACAATTTTTAAAGAAATGGATGATGAAAGAATGATTGAGATATACGGAAAACCAAGTTGTCCTTTTTGTGTTAAGGCAGTAAACTTATGCAAAACACGTCAACTTGAACACACATATAAATCACTAGGAACAGATTATTCAAGAGAAGAATTACTTGAATGGTTTCCAGGTGCAAGAACAGTGCCGCAAATTAAAATTAATGGTAAAACAATTGGCGGTTATAATGAATTTGAAAAGTATCTAGATGACACAGGATACAACGGAACAGGACACACTATATGATAATTGAAACACCTTACAAAGTAGGAGACACAGTCTCTATTAAACTTACATCAGGCGAGGAAGTTGTCGCAAGATACAAAGAAGATAAAAACAGTGCTATGGTACTGTCTAAACCTTTAATGGTTACAGCAACACAAAAAGGCTTAGGTCTAGCACCATTTATGTTTACTATTGGTACTGACGCTACAGTGTCAATAGATAATAGCAAAGTAGTTTGTGTTGTAAAAACACAAGACGACATGTCTAAACAATATATTACAAGCACAACTGGAATAGCAACATAATGCCTGGCGTAGTAAGAGTAGGACAGGACGTACACGTTGGACACGCAAGTCCTACACCAAGTCCTTTCCATCAAACTTCTTACGCATCAGGCTCACCAAATGTTTTTACAAACGATAGTTCAACAGTAAGACTAGGTGATGTAACTGCTTGTGGTGACCCTGCAGTAGGTGCTTCACCAAATGTATTTGCTAATAGTATTGCTGTTCATAGACTAGGAGATGCAACTGCTGGTCATGGTAGTTGGGTTCCAAATGCAGCAGCCACAGCAAGTGGCAATGTTATAGCGAACGGATAGTGCTATGCCGAAGTATAGCAATACAGAAGCAGTACTAACAGCAGACGGTTTTAGTTTTAAAACACTCCCTACAAAAAATCAAACAGCAAGATTTGAATATGTAGTCTTTGATTACATAAAAGATAATCCTGGAACACGTGGTAATAAATATAGTAGTTACGTAGGCAAACACTACGATGATGATGGAACTACTAGCGAATGACATTAATTAAACGTGCAGACAAGGGACAAGCATTAACCTACGAAGAACTAGATGGCAACTTTACACATCTAGGAGGTGATGGGAGTTATCAGTTCCCTGCGACAGACGGCACACCAAATCAAGTATTACAAACAGACGGAAACGGCAATTTAACTTTTCAAAGTGCTGGTCTTCCTGAATTAATTACAGCAGATTTTAAAGGCAGTGTATTTGCAGATGACAGCACTTTGGTTATTGACGGACTTAACGGTTCTGTTTTTGCATCTTCTCTAAGGACACAAGATGAAACAATTGCTCTAGCATCTTCCGCAGGTGCTACAGGTCAACTGTCAGGTGGTATTGCTATAGGATTTGAAGCAGGTAATCAAAATCAAAGTGAAGGCGGAATATTTGCCTCCCACGCTTCTGAGCGTTCTAGTGTTGCTATAGGATATCGAGCAGGAAAAACAGATCAGGCATCTAGTAGCGTTGCTATTGGTTCGAACTCAGGATTGACTAATCAAGGTTACTTAAACACAGCAGTTGGATGGAAAGCACAAGAAACAAACGCCGGTAATAGAGCAGTTGCTATAGGTGCGCAGGCTGCCGAATTTGCACAAAGTAATAACAGTATAGCAATAGGATTTGAAGCAGGAGCCACTTCACAAGGACAAAATTCAATAGCAATTGGTTATACGGCTGGTAGAAGCGGTCAGGGTGCCAAGTGTATAGCAATTGGAAGTGTTACTGGAACTTCGAATCAACCAGATGAAACATTGATAATTTCAGCAGATCTAGCAACAATTGCTCCTTCAGGATCTGGCGAAGCATATATAAGTCCTATTCGAGAAGTAACAGGCGGTTCTGCTCCTGCAGGATTTAGTCCAATGTATTACAACCCTACAACAAAAGAAGTCATAGTTGTATCTCCATAGTTAATTTATAGATAACTACTTTTACAATAATAAAGGTAATAGATTTATGAATAAAATAAAAAAATACATATGGATGGGAATTGGATTCTTATCACTGGGCATGGCCTATATAGGTGTAGTTGTTCCAGGTATTCCGTTTTCAATCTTCTTAGTATTTGCAGCATATTGTTTTGCAAAGAGTAGTAAACGTATGCACGATTGGTTATACAATCACAAATATTTTGGACCGTTCTTAACAAACTGGGTACAGAAGAAAGTATTTCCTACAAAAGGAAAATATTTAATGATTGCTGTGATGGCATCATCACTTGCTTTCTTTTGGTTTACTACATACAACATTGCCGCAGTGGCTTGGACAGGTGGTTCAATGGCATTAGTAGCAATATGGGCTTGGAGATATCCAGGTTCAGTTGAAGAACAAAAACGTAGAGTAAAGGCAGGCAAAAGGATTGCTTGGTTAAAATAATATGAAGTGCGAACAGGGAGATTTAGCAAAAATTATATTTTCGGTAAACGAGAACAACATCGGTAAGATAGTTCTTGTTGACAAATATATTGGTAAATTTGATGCAGGAGGCAGATTTGATTTTAGAGGTGTTACCTGCGTTGTCCCTGTTGCAGATCATTATTGGTGGATAAGCGGAGAAGGCCTAAGCAATATGTTTGGTGATACACCTAAAGCATATATTGCAGACAGTTGGCTAGAACCGCTTCGTCCAGACACACAAAAATCATCACAAAAAGAAAAAATACCTTATCAAGAAGTTGCATAAAAAGGTTGACAAACTAAACGACCTCTGCTATATTAGTTAAACATTAGCAAAAGGGAAAGCAAATGCCGATACTATATCATTTTGAATTGACTAACAACGATATATACGAAGTCGTTGCAATGGGTTTTAAAGATGCATGTCTTACCCTAGAAGAACAACATCCAGAAATCAAAATAGACGACATACTTCTCATAGCAGAATATCCAAACCCCATACCGGGCGTAGACACAATACATTAAGAATACAGGGCTTGTAGTTCAGTGGTAGAACCGGCCGCTCATAACGGTCTTGTCGGGAGTTCGATTCTCTCCGGGCCCACCATTCTTTGGCAGTGTAGTTTAATGGTAAAACAGCGGGTTTATACTCCGTAGCAACAGATAATTGGCTGATGTCGGTTCGAATCCGGCCACTGCTACCATTCTTAAAAAAAGATTGACAAACCTTTAAAAAGGTGTTATAAATATAGTGTAATTGATGACAGCATCATATGTCACAAGAACAGGACTCGGGGGCAGTACCCGACGCCTCCACCATAAGCACATTGAAGATTAACACAGACAATTTAATGTGCTTATGATGGGGGCGAACTAGGATCGACTGGCTTGTTAAAGGTGAACGAGATTACCGGGATGTAAGCACCGTTATCGCGAACAAAACGATAGACGCAAACGAAAACTTTGCTCTTGCTGCCTAGTTTAACTAGGTGACGGGGTTGGCAACTTACCTGGCAACAGAAAAGTTGCACTTTCAAGAATAAGTGCTTGACATATTATTATAGATAAAATATAATGCAATAGACTTTAAAAAATTTTAAAGCAAACTAACAGGACTAAAAAACTATATGATTGAAGAAAAGAAGATTCCTACTATTACCTTTCAGTGTAGAGTAGGCGATGAAGCACCAGAAGACGGCGGCTGTCCAATTGGCGGCGAATTTGTAGGTAAGACTACTGATGATTTATTTGCAGGTAAGAGAGTTATTGTATTCTCTTTACCAGGTGCATTTACACCAACATGTTCAACTTATCAACTTCCGGGATTTGAAGAAAACTATAAAGCCATTACTAATACCTTAGGCATAGATGAAATTTACGTTTCAAGTGTTAATGATAGTTTTGTAATGAATGCTTGGGCGCAACACCTTGGCATTAAGAACGTAAAAGTTATCCCAGACGGTAATGGTGAACTAGCAGAAACATTAGGTATGCTAATTGACTTTAGACACAAAGGATTTGGTATGCGTTCAAGACGTTTCGCTGTTGTTATCAATGACGGCGTAGTAGAAAAAGGTTTTGTCGAACCAGAAGCGTCAAAAGAAAATGACGATCCATATGGCGAAACATCACCAGAAAATATAATGGACTATTTGACTGCCAACGATAATATTGCGGCGGCATAATAAAAACAAAAAGGAATCGTTTTTTGAAATTTGAGAATGCTCTACTACGGAGAGAAAATCAGTGTCCTCCAATATGGATGATGAGGCAAGCAGGTAGATACCAATCATCATACATGGCAATGAAACAAGATTGGTCATTTGAACAAATGTGCAAACTTCCAAGACTTGCATCAGATGTAGCAATGCTACCTATTGATGAATTTGATTTTGATGTAGCAATACTTTTTAGTGATATACTGTTTCATCTAGAAGGGCTAGGGTTACCGTTGAAGTTTAATCCAGGGCCAAAGTTCGAATGGAACCTAGACGAAGACAATTGGGTAGATCATAAAGACATAGGAAAAGCATTAAAGTTTTTGAATTTTCAATCAAAAGCACTTAAACAAACTAGAGATAGGTTATCTCACAAAAAAGGATTAGTTGGATTTGTAGGTGGACCTTGGACTATTTTAAATTATGCGATAGGTGATGAAGAAGTAAGCGATGACTTCAAACACAACTATTTGAAGAATGTAATTGTACCATTACTTAAAGAAAGTATTAAAAAACAAATTGAAGCAGGTGCTGATTGTGTAATGATATTTGATAGCGGTCTTTCAAATATTAATAAGAGTTATTTTGACAAAGAATATAGTGTTGTTCTTTTGAAACAACTTGCAGATGTCGGCAATACAGCATATTATTCTAGAACACTTCCTTATAATAGTTTAAACAAAGTAATTGATTTAAATTTTGCAGGTATAGGTGTAGATAGTACAGTTGACCTAAACAAAACTCTTAAGAAAGTTGATACAGGATTTGTACAAGGAAACTTTGACGAAACATTACTTTTACAAGATAGTGAAACATTAGAAAAAGAAATCCAAAAATGGCTCAAAACTATCGAAGATCCTACAGGATGGGTATGTGGTTTAGGTCATGGTATTTTAAAAGAAACACCTCCTAAGAATGTGTCCTTATTTGTAAAAACTGTAAGAAATTACTTTATATAACCCTAGTATATTAGTATCTACCTATATTCTATAACACGGTGGTTTTTCCGTCGATCTATTAAATACTTGTATATACTTGACACTGTTCACTTATTGTGTTACAGTATTATAGTAAAGTAATAGAAAGGTTCTATTACGAACATTGTGATAAACTACAGGCGAAAGCCGGGAGAAACACAATGAATAAACTTTTCGTAAACATAAGGTACTTCATAGCACCATTGTTAATACTTGTAACACTCGCAGGAGTGTTAGCAGGTGGAGCATGG